CAGAGTGTGATGAGTTATTAGAAAATATTTTAGATTACATTGCATTACATTATATTACCAAAAGAGATGACACTGAGTTTTGGAGATCTACGCATTCGTTACCTAAACCACCAGGATTAGAAGAACGCTTAGAATTATATAAACATAAAATGCCAAGCCCAGCAGAATTTTTAAATCGAAAAGTCATGTTTAAAGAAGCAAACTGGATTGTAGTTATGCATGGTCTAGGATTAATTACTCAAGAAGCTGCACAAGCAGATGTCGATATACAGCCTAAACATTTAATTGAATCTATACCTTTTAATTTACCTAGAGATGATTGGCCTGCTGAAGATTTCCACGATCACAGATATGCATTACAATGGTTAATGGATAATCCGGAGCAAATGTAAATGATTATTCAACAGGGATTAAACTGGGTAATTACAGATCATATTGCTGACCTTGACCCAATAAGACGTGTTGTAAACAATGTAAGTGAAGAGGATTGGTCTAGGTATACTACTGCTAAAGGTCCTAAATCTCGTCAACATTATATTATAAATCCGTCTTGGATGCCGTCAGAAATACATCAAGAACCTGAAGGATGGAACGAACTTAAAACTTGGTATGAAACAACGATTCAACGACAACTAGTTCATCACGGTTTAATGCCTAGCCAATGGAATAAATTAAATGCAAACAGGGCTTGGACTGTTATAGGTGAACAAGGCAGTTACCACACAATACATGATCACGGTCCAAATGCTGTGTGTACTATTACATATCTAGATGTGCCAGAAAATCAAGACGAAGCAAACAGAGAAGGACAAGTCTTTTTTATATTACAGTCTGACCCATATCATCCACTAGCACCAGTTAAGCATAAGGTAGTACACGTTACTCCAAAACCTGGTATGTTAATTATTTTTCCTAGTTGGGTACTGCATGGAGTTTATCCTCAAGGTGCAGGAATAAGACAAACTGTAAATATTGATCTTGTTGGCAATTTAGTTGCCGGCCCTGAAGATTCTGCTGGATTTGTTAGTATTGCCTAAATTAAATCAATAATATCAAATACTGTTTGTAATTTAGTACGGATAGTTTTATTACTAAAACTATTGCGTAGTCCTTGGTGCAACGGCTTAGGAGCATAATCAATATTGGCCCATGCCCACGCACAATGTTCTTCGCTTAATACAGGAATAAATTCATTTTCTGTTACACATAGATAAGTGTGAAAATTAAAAACTTTGTCATTACTAACAAATGTTTCTAGAGGAATTGTTTTAATTATTTTTGGAAGTTCACCAATTTCTTCAGAAATTTCACGCTGAAGTCCTTGCCAAGGATTTTCGTTTTGTAAGTTTGTGCCACCTACAAGTCCCCAAGTACCAGCGTGTTTACCTTGAGCTTTTTGTAGTAATAAAAATCGTCGTGTGTTTTTAGCGTAGAATAATGCTCCGCTACATACAATACGATCCGTTAAAGCTCTAGTCTCCATGATCCTGCTCTATACTCGCCTTCAAATGATTTAGTCCAATAAACGCCGTTCCAGACGTATTGTACTCCAGTATATATATTAGTTTGATAGAGCAAGGTGTCTGATTCTTGAGTTGAATCAAATATTACATTCCACTCTGTACCAGTCCACTCAATAATATCGTTTGCCTTAGCAACAAAATCGTCTCCGCCTGTAGATTTCCAAGCATCAGGTCCGTCTTCGTTATCAACTGCACCAATATCTTCAACAATTAAAAATCTATCTCCAGCTTCAACGTTCTGCATACCATTACCAGGGTAAACTTTTTGAGGATCGATGATAGCATCAAATGTTCCAGGGCTGTTTGATCGATAACTTCCAGCTTGGTCAAAATCAGGATCGGTGTCTAAATTACCATTACTATCAATTAATATATCTTTTGGCCGAGTATCTGTATCCCAAGAAACTGTCAATATTGTTGGATCTAGCGGGCTAATGGCAACTGTTCCAACTACTTCAGTTCCATTAGGTTGTGTTAGATAAAGTGCGCTTGAACCAGCGTTATATTTTCCAGGATAGGCATCAAATACTGTTTGCCATTCAATAGGTGTTCCTTGACGAACCGGTATATCCAATGTAGGTTCTCGAGGTACACTGCTTTCTGTTTTATGAAGTAAGATAGCTTGATTATTATAAACCTGAATGTTGTAATCAGTGATAGTTACAACATCGCGAGTAAGTAACTGACCAACTGTTAACTCTGGTCCTGCAAGCGGCTGACCAAGACCGTCAATATATGTATTTTTATCAATAGTAGAACCCTGATGTATACTAGTAATAATTTTTGTAATAACACCAAGATGTTTAACTTTAACAGGCGGACTAATCCAAATTGGAGTTTCAAAAGATATTGACGCAATGTCAATCGGAGTATCGTTGCCAACAGGCACTGTACGACTTGACCAAGTAACTTGTCCTAAATTCAATACCGTCAAACTAGTCCAATCAATATAGTTGTCAGTAGTTTGTAATTCTAAACTAGGGTTGAATAATACTAATATTTGCTCTAATAGTTGTAGTTTTTGTTCTGTATTTGCAGTCCACACATCACATTTTAAACTTAATTTAAACGGAGTTGGCATTAAACGTTCTACTGTATAGTTACGACCTTGGCCTGTTGTATAAACTGGATTTGCTGGATCGCTGTCATTAATTTCACGTTCTCTAACATGAACTTTGCCAACATAACTTGGATCGCCTAGGCGGTTTCTATCTAATTCTAAGCCGCTAATATAAACACTCATTCGTGGAACACTGTTAATTTTGTTTTCACTGTTTTGACGTATGATTGCAGCAGCTTGTCTATCAGCATCTCCATACATTACAGGAACACGAACTAGTGTACCGTCACCGTATCTCACTGTAAAATTGCTCAAGACACGAATTGTTTGTGTAAGATAACGTCTTATTTGTCCGTCGTAAAAATGTTGCATTATAAATCTGCCTTAGGTCTAAGAGCCTTGCTAAGGCTTTGTCGTTGAGCTTCTCGGTTGTTGCATAAGCTAAGTTTCCAAACACCGTCGTATGGTAAAAACTCTGATGCTGTACCAGTATTATTAGTATTACCAGAACTAGTAGCAACAAACGTAGTTCCTACAGTATTAGAACTTGCACCAAGTGATGTAAAATCAGTAGTTCCTAAACTTGTAATTTTGTAAGACTTTCCAACAGTAAATGATCCGTCAGAAAATTCTGGAAGAGTAATTCTCACTTTGCCAGAATTATTAGATATAATACCAGTATTATCTGCAACTACATAAACTATTTCTAATGTTTCTAATTTAAAGACAACATACAACGACTCTTGATAGTTGATATTTGTATTGAATACATAATTGTAATTTACTGGAACTGTAGCAGGAAGAATAACTTCTGGAGGAAGTTTCAACCAGTCAATGCCAATGGCTTCGTTGTAAATGTAATTTGTATTATTAATGAATCCTGTAGTATGTGTTTGACGTGTATCACTATTTGTCATATTCATACGCACAGCATCTTCTACTTTGACCCAACGTGTGCCATCAAAACGGAATAATCTATTAGGTAAAAAGTCTGTACGTAAAAAGAAATCATCAGGTCCTGGTGCTTCTGGAAATTGTATTCCGTGGCCAAAATCATATCCGTTTTGCGGAAAACCATCTCCAACAAGAAATCCAGTATAACCTGTTCTAACTGGACGTTTGTTTGATTCTAGTGCTGTGATAGATGAAATACTTGCATCAAGTTCAGTTGTATTATCTGCTGTATTGAGTGTGGCTTTACCTTTTTCATCTACTGCTAATGTATAAAACTGTCGTGTTTCGTAACCGCTTTGTGGAGAATCTGCTTCTGCTTGTAAAATAACAGCGTCATTAATTTCAAGTTCTGCACCACGAGTACTCAGTATTTCTCGTAATGTTTTATCAATAGGATCACCATTAGCATCAACTGCTGGCTTGTCAAGTATGTCAGCAAATTGTTGAGCATCTGTAATTTTTTTAAGTTTTAATCTGTATAAATGAGGATACCAAGTAGCACTAAAACCTTCACTTGCACGGCCAACATCTTCGATAACATAGTAGCGCGGCAAGCCTATTTCGTATTCATTTAATGCAAAATTATCACGTAGGTGAGGTAGTTCAATAACATCTCCGCTCAATGGTTTACGACCAATGTACTTGATAAAATCATTAATATGTACAGTCATGTAAATTGTGTCATTGTCAATAAACAATCCAAATTGGCTTAGATTAAAATCAATATTTTGTACGTTGTAATGTCCGCGAATACGGTAAATTTCTTCACTGTATTTTCTATCACGATTTTCTAAAAATAACAAATCTTGAATATTTGTTTCTTTAACAGCATCGTAAATAGGCTGATCTGCGGTACCTTCTGTGGCAATCTTAGGGCCTAGGTATTTGTGCAAGTATATGTCTGTACCGCCAACCTGAAACATTTCAGAAATCTGACGATCCATGAACTTATAATCTTGCCCTTGTTCGGGTTTGTATAATGATAAACGTGGCATAATGATATTTATCGCAAGATAAATATACTAGGAGAACTTAATATGGCAGATATTTACCCAACAGATCCTGGTGAATCCGACAGCGTTATAGAGCGTAATAAAGCATTTGATTACGTTAAAACTATGTTGGGCGACGGCATGGTTGAAGTTGAACTAGACCCTAAACACTATGAAATAGCATTAGATCGTGCTATTACAAAATTTCGTCAACGAAGCAGTGCATCTGTAGAAGAAAGCTATATGTTCTTGGAACTAATACAAGATCAAAACGAGTACCGCTTGCCCAATGAAGTAATTGAAGTTCAGAGTATCTTTAGAAGAGCAGTTGGTAGTAGAAGTGGGTTAGGTGCAGGCGGTACCCTTTTTGAACCGTTTAATTTAGCGTATACAAACAGTTATTTGCTGACTGGTAGTATGATGGGCGGACTGGCAACGTATGAACTATTT